AGAATGCTTGCAGCTGGGATTATCAATGTTGATGAAGCCCGTGAGGAAATGGAATTAGCACCGAGAGGAAATGAAACAGATGCAACTTAATTTTGAGGGCCAAGTGTTGGCCGCAAGTGTTGAGACCAGAACCATTAGAGGCTTGGTAGTACCGTTTGGCAAAAGCGGAAACACATCTGCTGGCCCTGTGCGCTTTGAGTTTGGTGCATTCGGTGACATTGACCCAAGCCAAATCATTCTTAATGCCGAGCATGACAGAACACGTCCTTTAGGACGTGGCATCGGTGACAGTGTTGAAGTAAGCCCAGCAGGCATTTCAATGGCCTTTAAGATTGCACCAACTAATGCTGGCAATGACGCATTGATTGAAGCAACAGAGGGATTGCGCCCGGCATTTAGCATCGAAGCCAAAGTCAATGAATACACCATTGAAAAAGGTGTAATGGTTGTTGCATCAGCCGTATTAGAAGCCGTTGCACATGTAACAAATCCAGCATTCAAAGATGCCCAAATCCTTGAGGTAGCAGCTACCGAGGAAAACCCAGAAACCACCGAAGCAGAAACCCCTGCTGAGGATGAACCACAGGAGACAACAGTGGACGAAGTAACAACACCAGTTGCAGATGAAGTAACAGCAGCCGCTGTTGTTCACGCTGCAGCACCAGTGGCTTACACCAAGCCTCGATCACCAATTAAGACTCAAGCACATTTCCTAGAGCATTCAATCAAGGCTCAACGCGGAAACCATGAAAGTGCAGAATGGATTGCACATGCAAAGGCAGAGGATGCAAAGCACGTAAATGCAGCTGACGATTCCTTTACAACCAACCCAGCATTTAAGCCAATTCAGTATGTATCACAGGTAGTAGATAACCAGATCGGCGCTCGTGGCGCGATTGATGCAATCGGTACACGCGCATTACCTAACGCTGGTATGACCGTATCTATTCCAAAGATCACCACATCAGGATCAGTTGCAGAAACTGCAGAAGGTGCTGGCCCGTCAGAAACTGGCATTGTGTCATCTTATGTTGATGCAACTGTAAAGGCTTACAAGGGACTACAGCGTTACTCTGTAGAACTTTTTGACCGCGCAGATCCAAGCTTCTACGCAGCCATGTTGGATAACATGCGCCGTGTTTACGCTCAAGCAACAGAAGCTGCAGTAATTGCAGAATTAACATCAGGTGGAACACAGGCAACTGCAACTGCTGCAGATGTTGATGGCATTGTGTCATTCGTTAAGACCGAAACCCCGGCTGCATACCTTGCAACTGGCGAATTGGCTACACGTTACATTGCTGGCACATCCCAATGGGGTCTGCTAATTGGCGCGCAGGATTCAACCAAGCGACCAATTTTCAGCGCATCACAGCCACAGAACTCTGCTGGCGAAGTTGGCACACAGTCACTACGCGGAAACGTAATGGGCCTAGACCTTTACGTATCCAACAAGGCTGTTTCAACATCCATTGATGAATCAGCATTCATTGTTGTTCCATCATCTGTTGCCATTTACGAAAGCCCAGTATTGCAGCTTTCGACAAACGTAGTTACAACTGGCGAAATTGAAACAATGCTTTATGGCTACCTAGCCGTCAAGGTTGTTACAGCTGGTGGAGTACGTCGCTTTAACCTGACCTAAGTCAGAGTTAGTTAGAAGTGTGGGGGATGCGGCCCTGTGTCCCCCACACATTTACAAGAATTGGATTGAGACATGGCACTAATTACACTAAGCGAGTTAAAAGCCGTACTTGGTATTGGTGACATCTATGCTGATGCAATCGTGCAAGCCGTTGCAGATAGCGCTGAAAACATAATCCTTTCCTATTTAACTTTTGATGATGTTTCTATTAAAGGCGTATCACTTACAAGTAATGTGGCTCGCTTTTATTGCTATGACAACACTTTTGTAGTTGGTCAAGCATTAACGGTTAGCAAGTGTGGCGCACCCTTTGACGGATCGCGCACTATAACAACCGTAGGCATAGAGGATGGCGTTACATTCTTTGAGGCTGCCATTACAAACGCAAACATAACCAAGCGCCATGTCATACCTAATGGGCGAGCAGTATTAACCAGCCAAGCCACTCTGTATGACACCACGCCAGAAGTCAGAGAAGCTGCTATGGCCGTTGCCTGTGACATCTGGATTACACGTACTGGCACACTTGGCCAGCAAGGTGTGGATTTCCAATCTCCAGCGCCTTACCGTTTAGGTCGCTCAATGCTTACCCGAGTATCTGGATTACTAGGTAAGCACCTAGATACCAGAGGCTACATTGGCTAATCTAGCGACTTACCGTGATGCACTCGCCGCAACTCTTGCAGCTGCCGGGCGAGTAGTTTACGCATACCCAAATGAAAACATCACGCCACCAGCCATTGTGCTTGTGCCGGGATCGCCTTATATAACCGTTAGTGCCATTGGTGGCGCTCGTTGTAATGTGCGCTTTGACATCACAGTAATTGTTAATGCAGCTGACAACCGAGCTGCCTTAGCCAACTTAGAAACTTTAATCTTTAGTGTCACCGATCTACTAGCCAATAACATTTCGTTTTTGGGTGGATGGTCACAACCCACAGTCCAGCAAATCGGAAACGCCGACATGCTTATTAGCCAGATCAACATCGAGATGGTAACAACCAATTAAGAAAGCGAGAAAAAAATTATGCCAGCAACTTACATAACTGGGCGTAACCTCACCTTGTCGATCAACTCGGTGTCCTACGCTGATCAAGCATCAACAGTTACACTAGAGCGCGAAAACAACCAGCAGGTACTTGAAGTCCTATCGGGTCGCGCTTACAAGACCGTTGATAAGACCGCCACACTAAATGTGGAACTATACCTAGACGATACTTCAAGTGCAGGTATTATCTCGGCACTTTGGGATGCAGCGAACAGCGCACCAGATACATCGCTTGCATTCTCATTTGACGTAAACGGTGACACATTCACTGGCAATGTATTTCCAGTATTTCCAACAGTCGGTGGCGCAGCTACTGACGTATTAACTACCAGCCTTAGCTTTGTTGTTGAGGATGGAACAGTCGCAAGAGCCTAACGAAAAGGAACAGGGCAACCATTATGCAATACAACGTAACTACAAAACAGGGCAATAACTACATAGTGAGTGACGAAAGTGCATGGTTATGGATCGAGATCGAAAGAGAACTCGGATACACCGTTAGCCAAGCAGCTGAAAAGATGAGCCAAGGCTCGCTGGATGTCATTACTTGCATGCTTTACAAGGCCGCTAAGGCCCAAGGGCATACCAAGTTACCGAGCCAGCAAGCATGGGTTACCAATGAGTTTGAAACCTTTGAGGTGGTTGAGGAAAGCCCAAAAGACAACTCGCTGACGGACTCGTCAGAATAGCAGTTGTTACCGGGATTCCCTTAGCCGATCTTTACCAATGGTCACTCGCTGACATCAATACGGCTGTAGAGCTGATAACAGAGAGGAATGGACACAGTGGCTGATACTAGATCGACCATAAAAATCCAACCCGATCTGCGTGATCTACGTGGTTTGTTAAAAGCATTAAACCAAATGGATGATGCCAGCAAGAAAGCGTTAAAAGATGATGTAGCAAGCATTAGTGCTTGGACAGCAGGGGCAATCAAAATGGCAGGTTATGTTGGCGCACCTATGCCAGCCCAAACCGCTATCGTTGCCTCTACTGTAAGAGCGAATAAAGACCGCATTCCAAACGTCACTATTGGTGGGTCGCGTGGTCGCGCATCGGGTGGCGCAAACGCTGGCATTTTGTTATTTGGTAATGAGTTTGGATCGGATCGAAACACATTTGGATCAGCTGGTAACTTTCCAAATGGCGGTTACAAATACCCAGCGCGTACACCGCGCGAGGGTAGGGGTAACAGAGGTTACTGGATTTTCCCAACCTTAAAGGCATTACAACCAGAAATTACACGCCGATGGAAAGCAGCAGTTGGCACTGTGTATGGCGAATGGAGTCGGACAAGTGGCTGATGTAAGAACAATGAAACTCAACCTTTTGGCTGATGTAGCAAAATTTGGTCAAGGGTTGACACAAGCAGAAAATGACACTAAATCTTTTTCAAGCAAAATTGGCAAATACTCAAAGGCTATGGCGAAGTCTTTTGCAATAGCCGCAGCAGCTGCCGGGGCTTATGCAATCAAGATTGGTATTGATGGTGTTAAGGCAGCCGTTGAGGATGAAGCATCACAAAAGCAATTAGCCGAAGCCCTAAAGAATACGACTAATGCCACAGATGCCCAGATAGCATCCACCGAGGATTACATTACTAAGCAACAGTTGGCCTTTGGTGTTGCTGATACTAAGTTGCGCCCGGCACTGGCTAACCTAGCCCGAGCCACTGGCGATGTAGGCAAAGCCCAACAACTGACAAACCTTGCGATGGACATTTCCGCAGCTACAGGTAAAGACCTTGAAACCGTATCGCTTACACTTTCCAAGGCTTACAACGGCAACATAGGCGCATTAACTAAGTTAGGCATTCCTTTAGATGATGCAATCAAGAAATCTGGGGATTTCAATTTAGTCCAAGGCGAACTTGTACGTTTATTTGGTGGCGCAGCAAAAGCCAACACTGAAACCTATGCAGGTCAGTTGGCTATCGTTACAGAGCGTGTAGGCGAACTTAAAGAATCTATTGGTGTGGCATTACTACCTACGCTCAAAGTTTTGCTAGAACAAGTTAACCAAGTTGCAAAAGGTTTCAGTGGAGATGATCCAAACGGTCTAAGTAGCAGAGCCATTGAGTTAGGCGCAAGTGTTGGCGATACTGGGGCATACAGCCTTGGCACTTCACTAAAAGCGTTAAGCGATGCCTTTGGCAAATTGTTTACAACAATAACTGCCGATGGTGATGAATCAGCTGGCTCATTACAAACTCTTGCAAATGCATTGGTTTCAGTAGCCAATGGTATTAACGCAGTAGCAAATGCCTACAAGAAAGCCCGAGATTTGGGTGGCAAGATTCTAGATTTTATTAGCATTGACCCGGGCGAGGGTCCAAAGTTTGCTGACTCTCGTTTAGGTAAGGCACTTGGCTACACATCACGCGCAGCTGGTGGCCCAGTCTTTGCCGGTCAAATGACAAGGGTTGGCGAGTTTGGCCCCGAAATGTTTGTACCGAGTGGGTCGGGATCAATTCGCCCGGACAATGGCGCTGGCTCTGGAGTAACCATAATCATGAACGGTGTCATTGACGGTGAGTCTGCTCGCCGTAGCATTGAACGCCTATTACAAGACTCCTCAAGGCGCACAGGGGCAGTTAATCTAGTCGGGGCAACATTGTGACCGATTACGAGCCTTACCCGACTGTGACCTTTGCAGGGGCTACAACCTACGCTGACCAGACCATTTCATCTATCTCAATACGATCTGGCCGTAATGATGTCACTACCCAGCCACAGCCCGGCTTTGCCTCAATAAGCCTTTGGACAGATGCAGACACGCCTTTAGCCGTTGCCTTGAGTCAGTCGGTGTCAATCTCAATTGACAAGGGAACATCAGGCACACAGGAAATCTTTGCTGGCATCATTTCTGACATTGACATAAGCCTGCAGGCCTATGGATCAGATGGCTCAATTGCCGTTTATTCAATTACAGCCGTCGGGCCACTATCGCAGCTCAACCGTCACTTGGTCGGCGGTAGCAACTATGCTAAAGAGTTTGACGGAACACGTATCCTTAACATTCTTAGTGAGGCCTTTTTACAATCGTGGTCTGATGTTGGGGCAACTATTACTTGGGATGGTTTGCCTACCGAAACAACTTGGGCTAGTTATGATGCAACTAATGTGGCTTTGGTTGATAACCTAACTGCCAATGTTGATGTGCCGGGACAATACGAACTTATGGCCTACTCATCTGGCGAGGCTGATGCTTATACTCTTGCCGTCAATGCAGCCAACTCTGGGCGCGGTGTGCTTTGGGAGGGTGGCGATGGTGATCTGCATTATGACGATTACGCCAGCCGAGCCAGCGCAAGCCCATTAACTCTCACAGCTGATGACATTCTTGCCCGAGGCTTGCGCACTGCAGCTCAATGGGGCGAAATTGTTAATGATGTAAACGTGACATACCGGGCAGGTACAGAAAATGCACGTGATGAAAACTCGATTATTCAGTACGGCCAACTATCTGGAACTCGCACAACTCAATTACACAATGCAGCTGATGCTTTAACACAAGCCAACGACTTTTTAGAATCTCGGGCATACCCGAGAATGTATCCAGAAACAATTACAATACCTCTACACTCACCTACCGTTACAGATGCCACTAGGGATGCCCTAGCAGCCGTCTACAACGGTCTACGAGTAAACACCAGCGCACTACCAGCAGTCTTTGGAACTACCTTTGACGGCTTTGTAGAGGGCTACACATGGAACTTGACCAGATACACCGCCGAACTTGCCCTGACCTGCTCGGCATACTCTGAAACTTATTTGAGTATTATCTGGGATCAAATACCACCAACCACAACTTGGGCAGGGTATACTCCAAGTACACAAGAATGGGATGATTTATAATGGCAACAACCACTAATTACTCGTGGACAACTCCTGACAACACCGCTTATGTCAAGGACGGTGCGAGCGCAATCCGCACACTTGGCAGTTCTGTGGACACAACTTTGTTCACTGCTTTAGGTGGCACATACCCGGGTCTACGTTTAGTTAAAAAACAAACTATTGGCAATGGTGTTTCAACTGTTTCAGTAACTAATGCTTTCAGTGCGACATATGATGCTTATCGAATTGTTTTAGTAGGTGGCACAACAAGCACAGCAGAAGCAATCAATTTCCAACTTGGACCGACAAGTGTAAGCCAATACAATTCCCAATATTATTCTAACCTGATTTTTGCAAGTATAGCTGGTGGATCAGTCACAGCTATTGGAACAGGAGCAACATCAAGTTTTCCATACGTCGTGTATTCAGAAGGTGCAAATGGGTATAACACTTTCTTTGATGTTGTGTCACCTTTTGCCACAAAATACGCACAAGTTAGCGGAAGTCGCGGCGGTATTAATGCTAGTAGCAATGTTGGAACACACAACGGTTTTCACAACTCTCTAAACTCTTTCAGCGGTTTTCAGTTGTTTACATCATCAGGCACAATGACTGGTGGCACAATCTACGTTTACGGATATGGAGCAAGTTAAAATGGCAACTGCAAAAGCAAAAGCAACAGAAAAACCTTTAATTCAAATTGATGATGAAGTAAGGGAAATGACTGACGAGGAATACGCAGAATATCTATTTGATACTGCTAATCCCGCACCGCAGCCAGAGTAATAATGTCATTCTTAACTTGGTTTGCACATAGCCCAATAGCCTCATTTGTAAAGGTATTTGGCGCAGGTGTGCTTGGTTGGTTGCTTGTAAATGCAGACACTTTAGGCATTCACCCGGCACTAACTATTGGCCTTGTATCAGCATTACCAATTCTCATTAACTGGCTAAATCCAGAGTATGACAACTATGGCAGGGCCAACCTAGATGAAGCCGATTAGATTAGGCATTGTCACATTTCCTTACGGGGCTAAATACCGTAATGGCACACTTCACAAGGGCATTGATTACCGGGCTGACGTAGGCACATCTGTCTACGCAGCTGTA